TACTTGTTTTTCAAATAACTTTTCCTGTGCCACTATTCTTTAACCTTAACCATGATTGATGCTTTGACATTTGAAATCTTCTGATATTCTTCAGCCATTTCAGGATGATCTTTCTTGAACCTAGTTGAATCAAATGTCTTGCGTGTTGATGCCTGTTTGTACGTGATGATAATGTCATCAGTTTCAAATTTAACAATTTCATGTTTTTCCATTGAAGACTGAATAGCTTCACGCATTGATTTAAGTTTTGCTTCCTGTTTCTTCTGATCAACAAGAATTGATGTGATTGTATTAATTGCACGTGCATTCTCCATCATGAATCTTTCACGTTCATTTGGAACTACTGACATGTCAGCATCAGGACAAGTTGAAGGTTCTTCAAGTTCCAATGCATCAAGACAAGCTGCACCACAAGTGTCTAATTCTTCACAAAAGAAGCAGCATATTTTCTTTTCATTAGAACACTCAACGTTCTTACAATTAAAAGCCATAATTATTTACTTCCTTTCAATTCATTTGCAAACTGCTTTGCATTATTCATTACTTTGATAACATATGGTGTTTCATATACACCCCTGTTCCATAATGTCTTGGCACCTGTTTCACCAAGGTTGTAAGCCATCAATACTTTTTCAGGACTTTCATATTTTTTGAATAAGTGACTTAAGATGTACATAGCACCACGTGTATTTTCATAAGGATTTAAGAAGTCATTAATCTTAAGCGCCTTTTGAAGTTTTTCATGATTTACTGTATTGATTTGGAATAGACCATAGTCATCAGTGTCAGATACAAGATTATCCGTGAAGTCACTTTCAGTCTTGATAAGACCTAGTGTGAATGCGTAATCAATTCCACTTGAATTAGACATACAGTAAATGAATTCCTGAAGATCACCGCTAAGTCCTACGCTGTCAAGTTTCTTGAACTTGTACTTCTCAGCTGATTCCCATTTCTTGATAGCTGTGTTGCTTCTCCAGTTTGAACTATCTCCATAGTTCGCAATTTGTGTGCCATTGGCTTTGACAATGTACATAGCCCCAGCACCAATTGCCATGCCTACAACAACACCAATAATTACTAAAATGTATACTCTTTTAAGAATCTGTTCCTTTGTACGATTTGAATAGATCATCTGTATAATCCTTCCTTTTCTTTAATGTTTCATAAATTTGTTCTTCAACGGTTTTTTCACATATCATCAGGTAGTAGTAACAAGGTTTTTCCTGTCCTATCCTGTGTATACGTTTTTTACTTTGTTCAAACAATTCAGAACGTTCACAAGGTGTGTAATAGATGATTCTATTAGACTTTTGTAGATTCAAACCCATTGCGCCAGCTTGGTATTGAACAAGTGTTACTGAATTGTCATACGCTTCATAAGCGGTTAAATCTTTAACTGAACCATTGACCTGTGATATAGGCTTGTCACAATCACTGCATACCTTGACCAGTTCTTCCAGTTCGTTATTGAAGTTGTAGAAGACTATCAAGCGTTCATTTGTTGATTCAATCAGATCCTTGAATGCCTGAAGCTTGTCTGAACTGTACGCACCACATAACTGCCTTGCGTATAGCTTCTTTGTAAGTGTTGTGTCACCAATCAGTTCCAGTTCCTGATCATGATTCTTGAATGCCACGAATGACTGCTTCATGAACCTTGAATAATTGCTATTCTTCTTCACTTTCACTTCTATGAACTGCTGCGCTGGTAAATCAATTACTTCTTCAGTCTTCTTGAACACTGCACCATGTTCACGCATCTTTGACTTTAAGCGTTCCACATTCTTGTATGGATCAGCCTTATCCACTATCTTTTGTGGAAAGCCACCAACCATTATCTTCTTCCAGTTCACATAGACTGTCTGAAATGCATCATATGAAATCTTCCAGCCTAGCAAGTGACACTGTGACCATAAGTTCTCATACTTGCCTGATGTTGGTGTTCCTGATAAAAGGATCACTGCATCAGCATCAAGTTTCATGATGAATTTTGTCTTCTTTGCTTTGACGTTTTGAATCATTGATGATTCATCAAGCATCAGTGTTATTCCCTTAAGTTTTAGAAGTTCCGTTCTTCTCCAGGCTAGTTCATAATTAATGACTGCTACAACCTTCATTGATGTCAGATAGTAGTTATCAATGAATTCCTGATAGTTCTTCTTGTTTGTGAGGTCAATCACTGCAATACCGTTATAGTGATTGTAGAAGTGATCAACCCAGTCATTCACTTTTGACTTCTGACATAACACAATGTTTATTTGATTGTTGATATCCATCAGTTTTTCACTGCCAATGAATGTCTTGCCTAAGCCCATATCATAGTAATAAGCTACCCTGTTAAGCTTACTGGTAAGATCTAAGGCTTCTTTTTGATGTGGGTATAAATCTACTGACATAAGTCACTTACACCGCATGAAGGATGATGTCACGAATCATGGCAGTTCCACTGTCCATGCGGACATTGATTTCTTTTTTACTGCCATTAACATAAGTTGCAGTGACTATTTCTTTATCAGGGTCATAATCTAAATCCATAAGATCATAAAGGTTGCGTGTTAGCTGCAGCACTGGAACCAGCTTCTTACAGATAAGTTGTTTGTTTTCCATGCTTGCTATCTCCTAACTACATAATGTTTTGACTTCAGGGTCTTCACGGTTTTCCTTCAGCCATCTAACAAATGCATTGAGTGTGATGTTTGACCACTTTGGTACTGCTTTACCATCCTTTTCAATGTACTGATAGATTACGTTTTCCATTTCAGGAATGTATTCATTCACCTTTTGAAAAGGTAATGTAATCTTCACTGCGTATACCCCTGTTTTTAACTTGCATTTGAATTTCTTGATGTTTCCACCTTCAAATTCAAGTTCCCAATGTTTTTGAACGTATGCTTCACGTTCCTTGTCATTTCTTAACATTTCTATTACTCCTTTCTTGTTTGATATGGTTGCTAGATTATTTGACATACTTGCTGAATATTTCTTCACCAACGTACTTCTTAAGAAGATGTGGGCTAATGTGGTAAGACCATTTGCTACTATGTTTCACCGCAAACCCAAAAGGTGCTGAACCTTTTTGAAGTGCCATTCTTACAAACACATCAGATGTACCAAGCATCATTGCTACAGTTGCCGTTGAAATCTTTCTTAGTTCACTTACTGGTACTTCTTCAACATGATCAGTAGCAGCAAGGTCACACTGAAGTACTTCTTCAAGCTTCCTTATCACTGATTGTCTTGGTAGGTTTCTACCGGCAACATAACCGCTCATTGATGTCTTTGGAACACCAACCATGTCAGCTAACTGTTTTTGGTTGAAATCATGCTCTTTCATGGCTTTCTTCAAATTGGTTGCAAATACACTTTTATCCATTCTTCACTAAATAGTTCAATTTACTTGAACTTTTAAAGTAAAAAAATAATCAGGTATGTCATTCACTGTCAATTTCAATAACTGAATACCTAAGACTATTTCATCCTGGTTGAAATAAATCTTACTATTCATCTTAAGTGAAATAGTTCTTTCTGATAGGTTCATTGCTTCTGCGAATGCCTTTTGTGTTCCAAATACTTCAACAATCCTACCATTCAGCTTTGAATAATCGAATTTCATCATATTCACTTCCTTTTCCTTTCATCTAGCGAGTTCAATTTTGTTGAACTTATCTACATGATAGCATAAAAATTCAATAAATCAATACTTTTGTTCAATTTTATTGAATAAAAATTCATTTATTTATTGAACAAAAGTTCAACGCACTATATAATATATTATAGAAAGGGGGTGATGATGAAATGAAAGAAAGTACTGCTACTAGGATTAAGCAAATAATGAGCAAGAAAAACTTGAAACAAGTAGATATACTTAGACTTGCTGAACCCTACTGTAGCAAGTACCAAGTGAAACTCAATAAGAATGACCTTAGTCAGTATGTATCAGGCAAGGTTCAACCAAAGCAGGACAAACTGAAGATACTAGCACTTGCACTTAATGTATCAGAAGCGTGGCTGATGGGTTTCAACTTGCCAATGAATAGACTGAATGCTGAAGTGCTTGAAACCAACCTTTCAGATGAATCAAAATTACTTGATGAAATACAGTCCAAGTACGGTTCAAGTACGGTTCAGGTTGTGCAGCTTTTTGAAAGCTTAAATGACGCTGGAAAACAAAAAGCACTTGAAAATCTCAGTGATCTAACTGAAATTAACAAGTACAAACGCTAAAAGTTCAAGTTAAGTACAACTTAGGTTCAAGATGAAATCAAATCATCTTGAACCGCATATTATGCTTATACAATGCATGTTTTAAGCACATTGGTTCAAGTAGTCCAAGATGTTTTAAAGTCCTTAATATTATGAAAGTCTCAACGTTAACTTAACAACAATTCTATAATATATAAAGTATATAGAATTAAGTTGGACTACTTGAACCGCATATTAAAAAAAAAGCTTCAGTGGTGGGAACACTGAAGCACATAATCAAACCGTTGAAGGGTATGACTATACAAGACAATTATACCACTTCAGCGGTACCAAAGGAAGTGGAACACATGAGATTACCGAACGGTTACGGTAGTGTAGTTCACTTGTCAGGTAATAGACGTAAACCATTCATGGTCAGGAAGACCAAAGGCTTCAAGGCTAATGGTCAGCCTATCTATTCCATCATTGGATATACTGAAACACGTGAAGAAGGACTTATGCTATTAGCAAAGTTCAATCATGAACCTTGGAACATCAACATACATGAAATGACATTCAAGGATGTATATGAATTATTTGTTGAAAAGAAAATGCCTAAGTTATCGGATGGTGTAGCTAAAGCGATCAGGATTACGTACAAGAAATGTACGACACTGTATAATCTTAAGTATAAGTCAATACGTGCTATACATATGCAGGATATCATTGATCAGTACGCTGGTCACCCATCCACACAAAAGAAAATCAAGGCTTTCTTCTATCATTTGGATAAGTTTGCTTATGAAATTGATGTAATTAGTAAACAGTATTCTCAAATAGTTACTACTGAATCAACACCTGAATCAACAAAGACTTCATTCACACATGACCAAATTGATAAGCTTTGGTCAATCTATGAATCAGGTAAGTATGCCTATGCTGATGTTGTAATGATTTTCATCTATAGCGGTTTTAGAATCAGTGAACTTCTACAGATGAAGACTGAAAATGTAGATATTGAAAACATGGTATTTACTGGTGGTACTAAAACTGAATCAGGCAAAAATAGACAAGTGCCTATTCATTCACTGATTCAGCCACTTGTACTTAAGCGCTATAATCCTGATCATGAATATTTCATTATGAATGTAGATAATAGAAATGGTTCATATATTCCATTTGTTGGTAATCAATTTTATGATTACTGGTATGAAGTTGTTGACAATCTAGGTGTACATAGAACACCGCATGAAGCAAGACATACTTTCAGAACATTGCTTGATGAAGTTGGTGCAAACAAGAAATGTTCTGATATGATGATGGGTCATAAGACAAAAGACGTTGGTTTACGTGTCTACACACACAAGACGATTGAAGAACTGCGTGAAGCTATTGAACTTATAAAAAGGTAGTTCAAGAATATCGTACTAGTGACACACTAGTAACAAGCGCAAAAGAAAACCGCCTAAAACGGGCGGTTTTATCACTACTTAAAGATATCGAAAGATATATGACACTATACGGTAGAATGCACTTTTTATATGAATATTGTACAGTTCAATAATTTTGAACCATAGTAAAATAGACCTTACTAGTAACAAGCTAGTAACACACTTACGTACTAAAAATTGAGGGTTATTTCGCCCTCAATTTTTTCATGTCTTCTCTTATCAAGGCTTTAATGTAGCCTTGCTTATTTTCGCACCTTTCCAAAAAACTGATGATGTCTGAATCAGTTTTTTTGTTAAGTGCTATTTTTAGTTGCTTTATGCTTTTTCTCTGATACTTTAAATTCGCCCTTGTGCGTGAATCCATTTTTTTATCTCCATGTTCTATTGTGTAATCTAGCTAATTCATTTTCAGTGTCATAAACTTCTTCCGCTAGTTTTTCATAATCCTCCACATGAAGATTGAATTTTTCTTCTAGATTCTCAAGTTTTCTTTCTAGATTTTCAAGCTTCTTTAATACTTCTTCCATATTTATTGTTCCTCGTTTTCTACTATGCTTCTTCAATTAATCTTTTGAAATTGGCTTCATTGCCTGACATCCAAACATTAAATAATTTATCGCCTTTATTTTCTCCATAAATGCTTTCTAATAAGCATCTTACACCGTCACCGTCACTTTCCTGTTTGATTTCTTCTAATAGTTCTTCATAAGTTGGGTATTTCATAGTCATTTCTCCTCTCCTTCTTTCCACTATTATAATATCATGTATATGTACATATGTAAATAGAAAATATGAAATTTATTGAAAAAATTATATTTCATACAAAAAAAATAGGGTGATGCTTTCACATCACCCTTGCAAAACAATGAGTTTTTTTTTTGTAGCAATTACCATATCAGTCAAGAATTATAGGAGGTACTTATAGTATACCATGATATTGCTTAACAGTGTTTAATTGTACTCATAATAACACTAAACTTTTTTGATATATTTTGATGATACGTAACCACGCTTACCTTTATATTCAATCAAGTACCATCCTTTTTGTGTAGTCACGATCTTGACAACTGCACCCTTCTTAAGTGGACTGAATGTACACTCACCAGCTGATATTGAAGGCTGTTTTCTTACATTCAGTGCACTAGCAGTTACCTTGCCTGTCTTGGCACTAGCCTTTACGGTGGTATTCTTCTTAGGTGTATCATACTCAGGGTATCCGTACCCAAGAATCTTTGAGTATGTTTTCTTGTAAGCCTTGTTATTAACTGCACCACCATTGTCAACAACTCCTTTGTCTGAGTTTGTATTACCTTCCATTGTGTATACAGTATCGCCTGATACTTCATAAACGATACCGATATGTACAGCGCCAGGATGTCTAGACCCCGAAAAGAAAATAAAGGCTCCTTTTTTAGGCGTCTTGCCGTATCTCTTGTGTTTTATGAATCTCTGACGGATTGTTTCACAGGATGCTGATTTACCGTACATGATTTTGCAGTCACCAAACGCTTTGTAGACACACCAAGATACATACTCAGCACACCAGTAAGCGGGATTTAACCCATACCAAGCACCGTATTTTGTGTAGTTGTTGCTTCCTGCATTCTTTGTCTTATCGTTCAGATTAGCATTACTTCTTTTTTCAAGATAACCGCTTTCAGCCTTAGCAACCTTGATTACCTTGCTTGCATAATTCTTTGTAGCCATATTATTCACCCTTGCTTTCTAGTTTTACGACACGTTCTTTAATCTTTTCCACCTGATGATCAAGCTTTTCAATAGCTGACTTGTTTTCATCATGTCTTTTCCATTGTGTAGACTGATTGTTTTCAACAATGCACAAACGTTCATTCAGTCTGGTTATCTGATCTTGAACATTTGCAACAGCTACACTGATTTGTGTAAGCTGGCTGCATTCCTGATCATGCTTAAGATTGACCTTAATGAAGTTGGCATTCATTTCATTTTTAAAATCATCATAATTTTTTTGTTCTTTCTTGGAATCAGTCTTGCTTTTCATAATCCTGTCATAGACTGAGAAGATGAAAGTGCAGCATCCAATAACGAACATAACAGTAGCAGTAACGTTCAACATGATCACCCCACTAGATTCTTGCATCTTCATCACTTGGAACATATGTACCGTCATCTTCTACCGCATCAAATTTGATTTCTTCGTTTTCATCACTGATAGGATCTTTACACACCGTTAAGTCTAAGTTAGCATCACTAGGATACGCACGTTGCATAGCTAGGTTACTGTCACCTATACCTGTAGTAGTTGGGTCAATCACAATGCCTAAAAGTGACAATACGTCTATAGCGTATTTTAAGCCTTGTAGAGCAAAGTTTTGGTCTACCTTAGGAACAATGCCTATCGCATCTAAAATGCTGTACACAAAGCTAACAGTTAGCGTAACGATAGAAGCTAGAGTGACTTTGTTTCTCAATCTTAATTTCCAATTAATATTCATATGTTTACTCCTTTTCAATTCAATATAAAAAAGCACCTAGAATTTACGTTCTAAGCGCTTTTGTGTTCAATAGGTAAGATTGTACCTATTTTATTTATTCAGCTAATTCAGGGTACCCAGCATCAATTAGTAATTGTCTTACGTCTTCTCTAATCTTTTCAGGTACCTGGTCAATAGTTTTCTTACGTTTAATAATAAGTCGCATGTAGATTTTTGCCATAATCATTACCCCACATTCTCATATAGATCAGCAATTGCCTGCTGTAATTCAGTAATCTGTACTGACTGCATTTTGATGTATTCATCTTTTGTGTACTGAACTAATCCATATTCAAAACCAGTGAATTCAGTATCTTCACCAGTAGTCTCTTTAACCTGTTTGATATCAGAAGCAACCCAAACTGAAAATTCATCAATTTTGATTTCTTCAGGTTTGATAGTGCTCCTAACTTTTCCATAATCTTTCATTTAAGTAAACCACCTTTCTTTAAGTAGCATTCATAGTAGAAGTTTACATAGCGTTCTAGCGGTTGCATGTACTTTTGTTTCAAGTTGTATGAATCACAATACTTCAACCACCCTATATAAGAATTGTAGCAGCAAAAATCATGATAGTTCATCATTTCACCATGCTGCATCTTCTTACGTAGCCTTAGCATGTTCTTCCTGAATGTTTTGTACGTGGACTTCCTGAGAATTGTATGATCAATGTAGATTCTATATCCTACGAAGTCAAGCCCACGTGTATATGTTGGAAAGACCTGATAATTGTCTTTCATCTTTACTTTTAGTTCACGCATGAAGTATTCATCAATATCTTTTCTAAGTTGATGCAGTTCATTCTTTGTCTTGCCGAATATTGTTACATCATCCATGTATCTGTAGCAGTGCTTCACATGTTTGACTTCCTTAAGCCAATGATCAAAGTATGTCAGATACAGGTTCCCACTGTACTGTGACAGGTAGTTGCCAATTGGTATTCCTGTTACACCCTCAGTTGAATCAATGATTTCATCAAGCAGCCAAAGTAGCTCTTTGTCCTTGATAAAACTTCTATACATCTTCTTAAGGATTCTATGATCAATGGATGGGTAGAATTTTCTTACATCAATCTTAAGACAGTACTGACAGTTCACAACATCAGTGCGCATGTCTTTAGTCACATCTTTCAAGCATTTGTGAATGCCCCTTCCAGGTATTGCTGAATAGGTATTCTTGACAAATTTCTTCATAAGCATTGGTTCTATCACTTGAAGGATAGCCCACTGACATATGCGATCAGGAAAATATGGCAACTTGTAGATATCCCTTATCTTTCCGTTTTCAGCTTTCTTGAATGTGACATAATCAGATGTTTTGTAGGTATGATTGATAAGCATATCTTGAAGTTCTTTCAGATACGGTTCAGGGTTTTCATCAATCATTTTCACTTCTTTGTACCATGTTTTGTGCTTCCTTGCATTCCTGTGTGCTAATTCAAGGTTTTCCATGGAACATACCTTTTCATACAAATAACCTACTCTTTTCACTGCTTAACCCCTTTTCTTTTGTATGCTAAGTAACACCGAACTTTCAAATTCCCAAGGACTTACTAATACAGTGTTTTGTATTTTAGTTTTGGCAAGTGCCAAGGTACAACAAACTTCCACAATTTTACGCATATTTACAAGGTGAGCGCTGATATTAGCATTACGATTACTGGAAGTATTATTCAGATTCAAATAGAAACTACCAGTATTAGCGCTATTATTCCAATTGCCACTGAATTTAGCAACTAATACTGTTAAATGCTTTTTTCATCTTCAGTTCTCTTGTGTTTGTTGTACCTATATGTACTACTTATTATAGCATATTAAAGTGGTCTAGCATACTCAAGGCGAGCGCCGATACTAGCATCACGATAACCGGAAGTACTATCCAGATACAAACAGAAACCACCAGCAAAAGCGCCAGTAATCCAAAAGCCACCGAAGTAAGCAACCCTCCAACCAGTAGTATCTGAACGATAGTGGTAATCACCAACTGGCAGTGAAGAATCGCCTTTTGTTTCAGCTGGAATAAACAAGAAATCATAGTCAGGATCATAACCAAATGCTGAAATATAACCGTTAGTAGTGGCTGGACTGAAGCTTAACTTGCTGTAGCCTTCTCCTGTGTCATCAGTGTAATTGCCATCAAGATTGATGTACATATCATACTTGTCAATAAACTTGTTGTCAGGGTCATTTTCATTCCAACGAATGTATTCGTTCATGCCATCAAGCCATTTCCAGATGTTGCCAAATGGGTTTTCTTCACCACGATATGAGACAATATTGTAGCCATTTGCGTTTGTAACTGAACCTGAACTGTTACCTAAATTAACGGTAGCACCTGTGATTTCTGAATTGTTTGTACCATCCCACTGTTTATTGGTTACGCCAGCACCTAATGCACTTTGCATGTTGAACGTAGCATATTCAATCAAGAATAGCATCTGAGTGATTGATAGTCCTTCAGGTGTAGATAATGACCATCCTGAACCTAAGTTAGATGCCAACTTTCTGGCATTGGCACGTGTTAAGTTCTGGCTCAATCCTGAAATTGGTTTGGCATTTGCAATTGATGCTAAGTGGTCAACATCAAAATCAGCAATCTGTGCATCATCCAAGATGTATGCATCAGCTGAATAATCAAATAATGAAGCTTCAAATGCTGATAAGTAGATTGCATCCCTACCTTCAAATTTTTTATACAGCTTAAATCCAGGCTTTGGTGAAGATGTTACATAGTATCTTACCTTTCTTGTCAGATAGCCCTTAAGCGGTGCCTGTT